ATGTTGGTTGTGGAGACGATTACGAGGATCCGTCGGGAGCACCGGGACGGGAAGCCTATCAAGGCGATAGCGCGGGATTTGCGGCTGTCGCGCAACACGGTGCGCAAGGCGGTTCGGGCACCGGACGCGGACGCCAGTTACGAGCGTAAGGAACAGCACCGGCCGCAGACCGGACCTTTCAGTGCTCGTCTCGAAGACTTGCTCGAGCAGAATGAAGGACTGCCCCGGCGTGACCGGCTTCGTATGACGCGGATCCATGATCTCCTTCAGCGCGAAGGGTTCGGCGGTTCCTATGACGCTGTGCGGCGCTATGCCGCGCGCTGGAAGCGTGAGCGTCGCGCCGACGCCGGCGATATGAGCAAGGTGTTCATCCCGTTGATGTACAGGCCAGGCGAGGCTTACCAGTTCGACTGGAGCCACGAGGACGTCGAGATCGCGGGCAAGCCGATGCGGGTGAAGGTCGCGCACATGCGGTTTTGCTGGTCACGGGCGCCATTCGTCCGCGCCTATCCCCGCGAGACGCAGGAGATGGTTTTTGACGCTCATGCCCGCGCCTTCGCCTTCTTCGGCGGGGTTCCGACGCGCGGTATCTACGACAACATGAAGACGGCGGTGACGACGGTCTTCATCGGCAAGGACCGGCTGTTCAACCGACGATTTCTGATCATGACGGATCATTATGGCGTGGAGCCGGTGGCCTGTAGCCCTGCTGCGGGATGGGAGAAGGGGCAGGTCGAGAACCAGGTCCAGACCAGCAGGGAACGGCTGTTCAAGCCGCGCCTGCGCTTTGCCAGCCTTGAGGAACTAAACATCTGGCTGGAAGCCGAGTGCAGGCGCTGGGCAGAGCGCAACGGGCATCCCGATCTGGATATGACGATCGCACAGGCATTGGAGGCAGAACGGCCGATGCTGCAACCGCTACCCGCCCCGTTCGACGGGTTCTTCGAGAGCGAGCACGTGGCGAGTTCGACGTGCCTGGTGAGCTTTGATCGCAACCGGTACTCGGTGATGGCAAAGGCGGCGCATCAAACCGTCCAGGTACGTGCTTACGCAACGCGCATCGTGATCCGTTCGGATGGTGCAGTCATCGCCGAACACGAGCGTGTCTTTGGTCGGAACCAGACGATTACGGACGCTTGGCATTACCTGCCGATCCTTGCGCGCAAGCCCGGCGCCCTGCGGAACGGCGCTCCCTTCCAGAACTGGGATCTTCCACCTGTACTTGCCGAGCTGCGGCGCAAGTTGGGTAAGGGCGATGATGCGGATCGCCGCTTCGTGCGCGTCCTGGCCGCCATTCCCGACGACGGCCTCGAGGTTGTTGAAGCCGCAGTCGCCGAGGCCCTCAGCGCAGGAACGGTCAGCGATGAGGTCATCCTCAACATCCTGTCCCGCCGGCGTGAGCCTCGCGATGCCCAGGCCATGGACGTCGTCGTCAACCTGAAGCTCAAGCATCCGCCGATTGCAGACTGCGCCCGCTACGACACGGTGCGAGGCCTCAATGCAGCGGCATGAGATTGTGGCAGCCCTCAAGGGGCTGGGGCTCAAGGGCATGGTCACTGCCTTCGATGACGCCGTCACCAATGGCATCCGCCGCGACAGAACGATCATGGAGATGCTAGCCGACCTGCTGCGTGCCGAGACTGCACATCGGGAGGCAGCGTCGATCCGCTACCGGATGACCGCGGCGAAGCTTCCGGCAATCAAGGACCTGGATGGGTTCATGTTCGACGGAACGCCGATCAACGAAGGGCTGATCCGCTCCCTGCACGCCGGCTCCTTCCTGCCGGAGCGGCGTAATATCGTGCTGGTCGGCGGAACGGGCACGGGCAAGACTCATCTGGCGCTCGCCATTACCGCGGCCGTGGTGCGCGCCGGCACCAGAGGCCGATACTTCAATACGGTTGATCTGGTGAACCGGCTTGAGGAAGAAGCACGTCTGGGCAAAGCCGGAAGCCTTGCCGCTCAACTCTCACGTCTTGATCTCGTTGTGCTCGACGAACTGGGCTATCTCCCCTTCGCCCGTTCCGGCGGCCAAATGCTCTTCCACCTGATCAGCAAGCTCTACGAAAAGACCTCTGTGATCATCACGACCAATCTTGCCTTCGGCGAATGGCCGAGCGTTTTCCACGACGCCAAGATGACCACCGCGCTCCTCGATCGCATCACCCACCATTGCGACATCATCGAGACAGGCAACGACAGCTGGCGGTTCAAAAACCGGAACTGAGCCCAAAACCCCTTCCCCCGGACCCCCATCCCCGGCGGTTAACCCGGTGGGTCAACAGGGACCTCCCACGGACGCCGCCGCCAGCACACCTGACGGTGCGCGTCGTCGTCCGTGGGCCCCTCCTATCGACTACCGGGATAACCGCCGCGCTGCCGAAAGGTGGGGTCAATATTGGGCGCCGATAGGGGGTCAGTTTTGCGCGCCGGTTGACACACTTGATGCGGTCCAGCGCGGCGCGAATGCCTCGCTTATGCGCAGCCATGTAGACGCGGCGACCCACCTCCAGCTCGAAACGGAGCGCCATTGCCTCGTCGGCCCGGCCCGCGATTTCGAGATTGCGAGCGGCCCAACGACGGGCAGCGCCGTTGCGGAAGAAGTCGTGAGCGATGAATCCAATGGTATTGAACACACCAGACGCGGGGGTCAGGGAGTTCGACTTGATGAAGGCAGACAGGCTGTTCATCGTCCTGCGCCACCCCGAGACCGCTTGAGCCTCTTCGGGATTCAGGAGGACTTCCTGGACGCGGTCCATGTCGTCTAGCGTCTTCAGCTTCGCGAACAGGTCGGTCAGCTCGTTGTCGCCCAAGGCATCCATAGAGGCACTGATGCGGGCCCGGATGCTGGCCTCGGTTTCGACGTGCATGACATCGTCCCTGATCTCGGCCATCGCGAGCTTGCTCTTGCTCCAACGCATGTCGGCTAGGCCTCGGGCAATGTTCGCCTTGATGGCCGTGCCTTCTGCGTGGATGCGGACGGCCTTCGTAAGCTCGTCCTTCAGGGCGTCTCGGGCCTCGCGGTCGCCTTTGAGGATCGCCGGGAGGTACTTGTCCTTGGCTCGGGTGAATTGGAGAGCCGCAAGCATCTGCTGGTGACCGCCGAGGCGGCCATCCATCACGGCCTGCTGGCTGCGCTCCAAGGCCGCTGCGGTGTCTGCTTCGGTAACTCCGGCACCGTAGGCGGCGCGGAACGCATGATCCTGCTGGCCCGTGGTCTTCGAGCCCATGCCTGCCTTCTCAAGAACCGCTTCTGTGGCTTCCTCCAGGAGCAGAGCGGCGCGCTTTGCAGTGTCCATGTCCATGCCATGGTCGGACGGGTCGATGCCCAGAAACGAACGATAGTGAGGATCGTCGATGACAGAGCCGTCAAGCTCTGCCTTCTCAAGCCGCTGCGCCCATCGCTCCGCTTGCTGGACCGTCATCTTCCCGACGCGCTCTTGGATCGCCTTACGGGCAGCCGACATCTCCCCGACCAGCTCTCGCGTGGTCAGGATCGCACCCTCGTCGAGGACGTCATCGGCTTGGCCGGTCAGGCGGTTAAAGGTTGGGCGAAGGGCACTGGGGGTTGAGCTGCGGGGACCTGGGGCAGCGCGGGTGGCCGTCTCGGTCTTGAGGGCCTTGAGGTCGTCAGCGACATCCGCCGTAGCGTGCTCGATGCTGGCAGGTGTAATCTGTGTGGTGAGGCGCGGCGTCTTGCCGTAGCGGGTTAGGACCATGTCACGGGCGACACGCCCACCCCACTTGGCTGCGGGAATGATCGCAGCGCCCAGGATGTAGCCGCCTGCCGCGCCGAAAGCGCCGCCGGTGACTGATCCTAGAAGACGATCCTGAAGGCCGCCCTCGGCAGACCCAGCGCCATAGATAGCGCCCTGAACGCCGCCAGCGACGACCATCCCCTTCAGGCCGGATGTCAGGCCGCGCGCCGCAACAGCGGACTTGATGCGCCCGCCCCAGCCCAGGATTGGCACGAAGCCACCTGCGAGCTGGCCGGTCAGGTAAGCGGAGCCGTGGTCTTCCTCGACGTCCGTGAGGAGCTGATGGTTGTCAGCGAGGGCCTTGTGGTAATCCTTACCGAACAGCAGATGATCAGCGGCAGCGCCGATTTCATCCGCAAAGCCGAACGAAACGGTGTCTGCCAAACCGAGGAATGCGGCGTCTCGCGAGTCGACCTCAGTGTCTCCCTGGGAGGCCCGATAGGCACGCACCAGGGGGGCAATGGGGTTCGTTATGCCGTCGATGACGGTGGGCAGGAAGCTCAAAGAGCTAGAGCCCACCCGCTGGCGGGAACCCGAGCGACGTTCGATGGTCCTCGCCTCGGTGGGCGGAGGGGCATCGAATGCGTCCGCTTCCGCGAAGAGTTTATCGAAGTCGCTCATGGTGTCCTTTGGTTACTTTGCGGGTGTCGTGGGGGCGACGAGGTACGGCTTGATCTTCCCGATGACCTGCTTGTTCAGCTGGTCCGGGAGATTGCCGACTTCGCCCTTGTCGATGGCTGCTTGGAACAGCGTTCGCTTGGCCTTGGCGAACTCAAGGCTGATGATGGCGCGCTGCTGCTCTTGGGTAATGACGCGGCCCTTGGGATCGCGCAGGTTCTTCCGCACGCGGCGGAGGGCGTCCTGCTCTGCATCATCCAGGGTGTCGGTGGCTGCGCGTACAACGGGGTTGTTCTTGCGGACCTCTTCGATGCCATTGGCTTCGCTCGTGACCGCGCCCAGGACCGCCCGACGGACCTTGGGGTCCAAACCGGCAGCACCTTGGCCGAACATCCGCAGGGCCTCGCCGGGAGAGCGCTTGCCCGAGTAGACGTCGCCCATCAGGTTCGCGACAATGTTCTGAGCCGTCAGCTCGTCCTGCTTGTCACGGTCCCGCTCGGCATCATCGGCAGCGCGCTGCGCACGGGCTTCATCACGGTCAGCATCAGAGCGAATCGTGTTGAGCAGCTGCGCGGTTTGCTGCGGAGTGATGTCGTGACGGCGGGCCGCCTCGGCAATCTCGGTAGGCGTTAGAGGCGCACCCAAGCCGGACAGGCGCAGCAGCATGCCGCTTGCATTCTCGTCCTGCTTCTCGCGCCGCTTGCGGTCCCACTCAGAATTGACCTCACGGCCCAGCTGGTCGCGATACTCCAGCAGCTTCGTGCGTTCTTCGGGTCGGAGAGACAAACCGCCAGTCATTTGCGAGGCCAGCGAAACACCAGGGTTACGCTTTGCGGCTTCAACGGGATTGAGCGGTTCGGGGTCGAGCGCAAAGGACGGATCGTCGATGACGTTGTCCGTGCCCGTTCCCCCTGGCCCTACACCAAGGTAGGTCCCCAGACGTTCCACGCGGTTCATCCAGGAGCGGAGATAGGTCGCCTTGCCGGGCTTTTTCGCGATGTCCTCTAGGCGCTTTCGGTACGCGCCTAGGGCACCTGCGGGGTCGTTCTTGTAGGTCGTTGCAAGCGAACGCGCGAACGATTTGGAATTGATGAATCCCGCGTCGAAGGCAATGGCCGCGACCGCCGGGTGGGCGTCGTCATACGCCGACTGCCAGTAGCGATCCTTGGCGATGCCAGCGGCTTTCCCGAGGGTCAGGTTCTTGACATCGACGTCCGGGTTGTTGCGGGCCGTGATGCCATACTTCGTGGTCCCTGCGCCGTCCTTGTTGTCGACGATCTTGTCGCCACCTTCCAAGTCCATGAGGACAAAGTTGATGACTTCCGATTGGCTGCGCCGCCGGGCGACTGTGGGCTTCGCCGCAGGGGCAGTGAGGTTCGATGCGGTGGGCGCGTAGGGCCCGTCAGGGACATCCACGGGAACGAGGGAGCCCTCGGTCAGTCCTTCGCCCAAGAGGGCGTTGACCGCACGCATAGCGTCTTCGTAACGGCCCTCCGCCTTCAGCTGCTCCGCCTTCCCCTGGAAGGTCGTAACAACGGTGGCGCGAAGCTCATCGTCGGTAACGGTCTGCGGGACCAGCTTGCGGAGCCCGATCAAGTCGATGCTGCCGCTGTCGATCTGCGCCCCGAGGTTCGTTGCGGCATGCGTAAGGGCCTCGCCCTTGAAGCGCTCCTCAATGCGGGTACGCGCAGACGCCTCCAGCTTTGCTCGGGTCTCCGTCATGGAGCCCGCAAGCCAGCGCTTGGCATCTGGGGTGGCGAGGAAGGATCGCAGCTCGCCAGTTTCGGGATCGAGGGCGAAGTCCTGGAAGAACTTGTCGATCTGCTGGTTCACCTCGGTCTGCCGGGTAGCGAGGTCAGGGTCGTCCTGGTTCTCGATGGTGGACCGCAGCTGGCCGTCGAAGTCCTGAAGGCCCGACTGAAAGTTCGTCATGGTGCGCCCGAGGGCCACGGAGTTCCGGTAGGAATGGCTCCGCTGCTCAAGCTCGGGATCGACATGGCCGGTTGCGGCGTCGATGGAGCCCTGTGCGGCGTTCTTCTGTTCGTCGGCCTGGAACTTCTGGTTCGTGTAGTCCTGGAAGGACGAGGCGGCCTTGTTCACGAGACCGAGGGTGCGCATCAGTTCCTCGGCACCACCGTCACCACGGGCAGCACTGCCCATGCGGGCGGAGCCCTGAAAGTCAGGAGCGCGCGTATTCCGCCGCTCGGGTACGATGCTCGACCGATGTTCGGTTAGGCGCTCCTGGCGGACCTGCCGAACCTCGACGGCTGCTAGATCAAGCGCCACTGATTATCCCTTCTTTGCGATTTTCGCGTTCGAGACGCCCGACCAGCCTTGCGCGGCGGTCGAAGCAATCTGAAGCCCGGCCCCGAGGACCGTGGGCGATTGGACGCGCGACAGCATGGAGTTCGCATCGGCCTCGTTGGCGCGGTGTTTGCTCTCCATGTTGGCGATGGTTCGGGAGCCCTGGAGTTCGGACTGCATCGCGCTGTCCAGCAGGAGCCCCTCAATGGAACCTGAGTTCAGCCCGAGGCCCGCTTCGCCTGCGGCGGTGCGGATTTGAGCTTGCTCGCGGCGGGCTGCGCGCATCTGGTCGAATAGCTCGCCCGTGGCCTCTTGCCGGGTTTCCTCCCGAACGACGCCACGCTGCGCGTTGATGGCCTTGGTCTGCGCCTTGGCAGTCTGAGCTTGGCCGATGACGGACGCGGTCGTTCCGGCGACCGCCGTCACGCCGACCACAATAGCTGCGGTGACTGGATCACACATGGAGGTTCGTCCTTGCGAAGATATGAAATTGGTGAGGTCCGAACTGCCGCTCTCCAATCAGCCGAAACCCGCCCCACCGCAGCCAGCGCATAGAGGCGGCATTGCGGTCGTCGATGTAGTTCCAGAGGATATTGTAGGCGGCGTTGAGTTCGTCGAAATAGCGGCGGGTGGCTCGGGCGATCCCGTACGCTTCCCGCGTGATCCCCTCGGTGCCCAGCATCCAAACGACGCCGACACCGGGGAGGGGATGGGGTGCTGCGCCAAACATGGCGACAGGCAAGCCGTCACGCCCAAGGATTACCCAAGCGTGCGACGAGAGTTCCACCGAGGTCCGCAGAGCGTCGTCGGGGGAAACGGCACCCATGGCCTCAATCTCGTCGAGGTCACAGGTCCGCAGGTTCTGAGAAAGGTAATCCGCCCACGCCCCCACCACGTCGGGGTCGACGCTGCGGAGGTCGTGGAACTGGATCATTGATACCTCTGCATCCACGCTGCGAGCCTTAAGATTTCATCCAAGGTCGCGTCGTTTTTGATGCGATTTGCGCGCTGAGAAATGACCTGAACGTTTCCGCGCACATATCCCAGCCCCGGTTTGAGCCTGTCCAAGCTAGGTGAGCAGTCGCTAGGCCTGCGGCCTGCTCCCTGCGTCACCTGCAAAGGTATTCCGAGGATCGGGCAATGTGTCGGTAGATCGAAATCAGTTTCTGAGATGTCGAACGGGACGTTGCGTAACTTAGCCCGAACGCGGGCTCGGCGGACCAGCATCCGCTTTGGATGCTTCAGGCGATACATAGCGTCTTGATGGCGCGCCTTTGCGGGATCGTGTAGCCTCTCTTGGCGTTTGCGCTCCCGATCTTGCTCGGGTGTCCTCATTGGCTCCTTGAGAAATAGAAGCCCTCCCATTCCGCCGACACGAAGGTCGAGGCGACGTGGGTGTCATTGGTGATTGTGACGGTCGCTTGCGCGGCATCGCCGTAGACCTGGAAGGAGTAGCTTCCTGTGTGGAAAACGGGCTTGTTCAGGCGGAGGTCGTTCGCACCAACCACCATGCCGGTAAACTCGGCCAGCTTGGCTGGAACGATGTCCTGCACGTCTGGGGACATGGCAGCGCCATACGGCGACACCTCGGTCCTGAAGAAAGCCGTGCCGGTGTAGTAGAGCGTGAAGGTCCGCAGCTGGAGCCGTCCGGTAGACAGCGGGCGTCCTTGGTAGTCCTGGGGGAACTGGCGGGAGAATGTAAGGCGGAAGCTGTAGCGCTCGCCACCGGTTGCCGTGCCGCTCTCATTGCCGACCACAATCACGCGATCCGGGGTGGCCCAGTTGTAACCTGAGGGGTCTATGAGACTGCCTGGACGAGACGGATGGGTTTTCGGGCGGATGAGCTGGAAGGTCGCCGGGTCTGCCATGTAGGGCAGGACGAACTCCGTGCGGTCGAACTCGGGATAGTATGTGCCGGTCACCGTCACCCGACGGTCTAGGTAGACCTGATGGTTCTGGTTGGCGGGCTTCGCTCCGGGTTCGAGCTGTACGCGCTCCAGCGTGATGTCAGCCTGCCGCTTGAACAGCAGGTAAAGGTAGCCGTCGATGTACTCGCCAGCGACTACTGGGGCACTGAAGGTCCACTTGCGCCACGCGCTCTGCACCTTCTCGTTTCCGTTCCAGTAGAACTGGTAGACGTAGACGTCGGTGCCGCCGGTCAGCGCAAAGAGGGCCTTGAGGTTCCCCGCAGAGACCATGCGCTTGAGGTTGCCCGGCACATAGGTTGGAACGTGCGCGGTGATCTCCGCCGCCGTCAGGTTGTCGCCATCGGAGAGGCGGGTGTATTCCCAGACGACGCTAGAGCCGTTCTGGTCACCGCAGAAGTAAACCTCGGTCCCGATGGTCACCGGGCGGACATTGGTGTTCACCTCGTACCGCGTCGTCGGCTGGATCGCTACACTCTCTGGTGTCAGGCCATCCTCGCCGTTCGTGATGGAGAACTGTGTCTGGTCCGCGAAGGCCATGATGCCGTCGTTGAACGCCAGCGCGTAGTTCAGTAGCGAGACCTCGTTGGTCGTCACGGCCACGTCAATCACGTCCGAGGCAACGTAGTCCAGCACGGTGTTGCGCCAGAAGTTGCCGAAGTCGCCTGTGCAGCTGAAGACCACATTCTCATCGACCAGGAGACCGAGGCGGTTCTGGTAGAAGAACACGTCGCGAATCGTGCGGCCAACGAAGGTGGGCACGGGGTTGGTGCTTTCGTCGCCCACGCCGCGCGGGGCCCAGCTGAAGGGCGCGAAGGTGAAGGTCCCGTCGGCTTCTCGAACAAGACAGTGTGGCATCGTGCGGGGGTCGAGGCTGTTCCTCAGGCCGTTGGCGCGCGTCTCATCCCACACCGCGCCGTTGCGTCGGACGTAGTAGGAGACGAAGCCGCTCTCGACGGAGCCGGTGATCTTGTACATGTCGCCGTTTGCCGCCGTCTCCGGCAGCTTCTCGACGCGCGGCAGCTCGCCCTTATAGGTCCCTGATCCGTACCCGCCGCTGTACTGAAGGGCAGAGCCGGACACCGCCTTGTTCGCGAGGGAACCCACCATGCCGGTGTAGGAGGACAGGGCGCTCGTCTTGTTGAGCCAGCGGGCATACTCGGGATCGCGCCAGAGGTTGTCGACAGCATCGACGATCAGGCACTGCTTTGAGGTGTTCACGATGAACGTGAAGTCCGCCACGGTCACCGCGCGAAACTTGCCGCTTGCGATGTAGTCCGTGCCGCCGGGAGTGGCGACCAGCTTCTGCTCGCCCGTGACATGGTCGATGACCTTGATGGCCCCATTGTCGATTACGACGATGTAGCGCTCGTTGGTGTCGCGGTTGATGTGGTGAACGAAGGCGTCGTCCGAGAGCGTCCAGGCGACCTTCGTGACCAGTTCGGTCGGAGGTCTCTTCCCGACGCCGTCTGCGAGAGACGCCCAGGTATTCAGTTCATCCTCGTTCTGGTCGGGGGACCTGAGGATCGGCGGCTGCTGCGAGACACCGTTGAAGAGGGTCGGGAGGACCCTCGTTCGTAGCGTCATCAGTAGGAGCGGCTGCCGAAGCCAGCGAGGGTAGCGTTGTTGCGGAACAGGTTTGTCTTGCGCTGTCCGCGCTCATCACGCTCCAGGAGAAGCCACGCTTTCATTTCGTCCTCCTCTTCAAAGCGGTCCAGGATTTGCGAGCCGATGGCCTTCGACTGAAAGCGCCGCCCGGCAGCCGTCGCGATGTAGCAGCGGGCCGTCTCAGGGCAGTCTTCGAACGCGAAGGCCCACACGATCTTCACGGTGATCCCAGCGGGAAACGTGAAGGTGCGGTCGGTCTTGTTGTAGAGCGCGAGGCCCTTGGGGTGCCGACGGGTCGTGAAGTCGTCCGTCGCGGACATTCCTTCGATCTTGAGGGTGCCCTCGGGGACCAGGATGATCCCTTCGCTATCCGGGGTTAGCGGATAGTCTTCGTCGGTGTTGAAATTGAAGCCGCGCGAGAGGACGCGCCGGGTCATGCTCGATAGTCGTGCACGAGCGATGGACACGTCCTTGATGCCGGTGACGGCCAAGGTATTCACTGGGGCCTGACCAATGCTCATGAGCATCTCGTTGACGGCCTCTAGTTCCGTCATAGCGGAGATCGTGGGCATTGATTAAGCTCCAAAAGGGGAATTGAGATGGCTGAAGAAAGCACAGGCAGTGAAAGATTTGAGCGAACTTGGAAGCCGTTGACCGGCTTCGCACTGGTAGTCGGTTTCGGTGTTCAGCCAGCCCTTCCTTATGTAAACCCGACTATCGTCATGCTTTTTGTTTTGTGTGCTGGTATGTTCTACTTCATGTCATATTCGAACTTTCACGGATTGGCCAAGCATAGTGAAGTGCGAGCGTTTTTAGGTCTCTTGATCGGTTTTGGTGCAATAGCAGCGTTTACGTGTGGAATTTTTCAATTCTCTTTAACACTTAACGAACTTGCAGCACCTTGCCAGAAGATGCGTCTCCAGCTTATCGCTAAACCGGACAGCACTTTGTCGGATACTTATTCTGCTCTGCATTGCCCCGCAGTTATGCCCCTCGAATGGCCTTGGGACCGCTGGGAAAAATAGGGGCCTCCGAAGAGACCCCCACTGATCGCCTTAGGCCGGGACAGCGCCCGTGCGCAGCTCGACGGCGCACTTGCTGCGGAGCTTGCGAGTGCCGACCATCATGCGCGAGATGAGCAGGGTGCCCTGCTTCTCCGGCTGGTCGACAATCTGGAACGACGGATCCTGCACGATTGCCGAGCAGGCGGCCATCGGGGTCCAGATGACTCCCACGGTCGTCCCGAACTTCGCGCGGTACGGAGCCGGGATGGCCGCGTTCGCGCTGTCATCGGCGCCGAAGACGCCCGAGGCAATGTTCGACTTGTGGACCTGGATGTCGTCGATGGTCGTCAGGGTCATCGAGCGAACCGAGGCGGTGCCGCCGTTGGTGTCGCGGTTCAGGTTCTTGTCGCTGCGAGCGACCAGATACCACTGAGCAGGCTTGAGCAGGCCGTGGACCGGCATGCTGTTCACCGGAACGTCCTTCTCGTCCATCGCCTGCTTCGCGGCGCTGAAGCCTTCGATCAGGGCGTTGGCATCGGTCGTGAAGGCGGCGTTCTGGAGGCCGGTGCCGCCGGTATCGCCGGGGAACAGAGCGCCAGCGCGGGCCGCGAGGATGAGGGTGCGGAGGACGTTGGCGTCGTAGTGACGCGCAAGGAACTCGCCCAGCTCCTTCGTGTACGGCGAGCGCACATCGTAGTGGTTGAGCAGCTCGTCGATGTCCGCGATGAAGACGCTCGACACCAGCTTGTCGTCGGGATCGACGGTGATCTCGGTGTGGGGAATCTGGTCACCGACGATTTCGGTGCCGGGGACGTGGTAGCCGCCGCTCGCGCGCCAGATGGCCGGGAACTTGAACGACTTGCCCTTGGACAGGGTCTTGGTCTGGTGCTTGTCGCGCAGCACCGTCGCCGTTTCGAAGGCAGTGATGACCTCGCCTCCGAAGAGGTCGAGCATGAGTGCGCGTACATCGCCTGCGCCCTGGTTCTGACCGGGGCGATTGGGAGTGGAATTGGCCACAGTTTCCTTGGAAAAAAAGAGAAGGGATTAGGTTCTGACCGGGAACCGGAGCGAGGCCGTTGCCAGTTGCCTGAGGTTATCCTTGCGGGCCTGAGGGGGCGTTCACGACAACTTCGGGAGAGGTCGGGTAAATTGCGGGGATGAAGGCCACCTCCCCGTGAAGTGTGCGCCTGCCGTCGACTGCAAGAGTAACGCGCTTGAGCCCTAAGGCATCAGAGGGGCGTGCCATATTGAAGACCCCCGGAGTGTGCTTCTTAAGAGAGGCCCCGGAGGTGCGATTATCGCGTGAAGACTTCGCGCTCGAACATCGGACGCTGCACGACCTGGAAGCCGCCGCGCTGCGAGCGCTGGAGCTTGTCCATCACGCCCTGTCGATAGGTCGCGTCGGTCGAATAGCGGGGGTCCTTCTGGTCCGCGATCAGCTGGGCGCGATCCGTGTAGACGTCGCCAGCCTGCGAAGGGGTGCCTGCGGGAGTGATGAGGGTGCCTTCCGAAGGACGCGCGGTCGAGTAGCGGGCATAGAGGCCGCGCACGGCGTTCTCTCGCAGCTGCGGATTGTCCAGCGCGGTGTTGTAGGCGTCCAGCTCCTCCTGCGACAGCTTCTCGGCAGCCCAGCGCGACATCGCGTTGTAGTTGTCCTGGCCGTCGGTGAACGAGTGGATTTCGCCCATGGTCTGGTTGGTGATGGCCTCAAGGCCCTTCAGGTAGACGTTGAAGACTTCCTTCGGGATACCTGCGGCTTCCAGCTCAGCCACTGTCTCGTCGCTGACAGCGCCCTCCGACCATTCGGTACGGGCCTTGTCCATTGCGGTTGCGAGCGGGGCCGGAGCGGCTGCCTCGGGTTCCTTCGGCTTCTCGATCTTGCCTTCAGGCGAAACCGGCGGGGAGCCTTCGGGGGCCTTGGGTGTCTCTGCGGGCGCTGACTGCTTTGCCTCAAGCTCCGCATAGCTGCGGGCGAGGGCTTCGTAGTCGGCCTTGCCGTCCTTCCAGAACTTCTCGGGGACGTACTCGGGGCGCTGCGGGCCTTCGGCTGGCAGTTCGTTTACGCCGACCGGCTCCGTAAAGCCGCGCTGGCCGACCTCGACGGAGGCCTGTTCAGCGGGAGAGAGGGCGGGCGTTTCAGCCGCACCCTCTGCCGGGGTCGTCACTTGTAGTTGATCTGCACGAGGCCGCCGAGAATCTCGACTTCTTCAGTCTCGACCGGCGCTTCCTCGACCACCTGGACGTCGGTGTTGTCGACGATCTGCATGGTGTCGTTGGAGAGGACTTCGGTGCCCTTGGGGGTTTCTGCGGGCGGGGTCTTGGTAGCCATGGGGTTCCTTAGATTTGCGGTGGGGCCTGCTCCGGCCCGGCTTCCATATTCATTGCATCAGCCGCACCCTTCGCAATCTGCGGGGCGGCGGCGAGGGCGGCTTGGTTTGCCATCGCGGACTGCTGTTCTTCCTGCTGCGCCTCTGCGCTCTTGATGAGCGACTCGACTGCCTCAATCCCGTAGCTGTCAGCGAAGCGGCGACCGACCTCAGTGGGATCGGTGATGCTCTGGATGACCTGGGGCCCGTAGATGGCCACCATATCGTCCATCCACATCCGCAGCTTGTTGGCGGAGTGGTTCCGTCCCAGGGCTTCGAAGCCCGTGACGATGGTCGGCTGGACAGACTTGGGCAGCTCGGGCGCTTCGCCCTGCCGGATGAGGATGTAGAGGATGCGCCGGATCAGCGGGAGCTGGAACTCGGCAGACAGGACGGTGTAGACGCCGCCCAGAACGTTCTCTAGCTCCTGCGCCATCGCACGGATTTCCTCCGCCGTGACACGCTCGGCCTGCCGAACGGTTCCGCTTTGGAGCATGAAGGCGTGAGAGAGGCGAAGCTCCAGGCGCTCGGCCACTGCGCTTGCCACCGAGAAGTCCTGGGTCTTCTCCAGCTGGAGAGCCTTGACCTTGTCGATGTAGCCAGTGACGAAGTCGCCGGTCTCTGCACCCGCCAACTCCTCCACGTCGATCATCGCGTTCGGATCGACGATGTGGATGATGCGGGAGGCGACTGCGGCGAACTGGATGATGGCCTTGGAGAGGTCCTCAAGGGACATCAGGTCACCCACGTACTCCGAGACGTGCGCCCGGCCATAGTCGCTGCCGGGGATCGCTTGCCAACGAAGCGCCATCCAGCCCGAGCTATCCTTAGGCGACTTGCCTTCGGAGCCAGGGACGATGATGCCGTTGATTTCCTGGTAGTGGACGATGTCGTCACCCACGCGCTTGATGTGCGTGTAGACTTCGACCAGCTTGTCGTTCTCTTTGCCTTCCTCCGTGACGACCTTGCAGGCCGCTCGGACCTCCTCGGTGAGCGTCGAGGGGTAGACCTTCTCGAACACCACGGCTTCCAGCATGCCCCCACGTTCGTCCCGCAGGACCACGTATTGGTCCAGGCGGAACATGCGAGGGGCACCGCCGTCCAGCGCGAAGTACACGAGGGCGTTGCCTGCGACGATCAGGTGGCGAAGGACTTCCATGAAGATCGGTCGAGACATGCTCGTGTCGATCAACAGGTGAGCCTTGGAGCTGATGCGGTTCAGGGCTTCCTTGACGGTGGAGAGGTTTTCGCCAAGTTCCGCTGCGGTGTCCTCGTGGACACTTAGGCGCGCGAAGTGCTGGTCGGGCGGGAAGAGGGTGACCAAGAGCCAAGCGGCGAGGTTGTTGATGCAGCGCGCTCCGAGGCTCTGGTAGGGCTGCTCGAAGGAGGCGTTGCTGTCTTGGCCGTCATCGGGGACGAGGCCAGGAATGGTCAGCTTGGAATTGGACCGTGCGCGCTCTAGGGCTGACTGCCGCGAGCTGGTCAGCTGGGTGAACCGCGACTTCGCGACCGCCACCAGCTTCGTGGTATTCTCTGCCAACAGCGGCCCTTAAACGGTCCTGACGTTGTTGCCGTACCATGCTCCGCGTCTGCCACCCCCGCCCTGAACGGGCGTGATCTTCGGCAAGACCGGCTGAATGTTCAGCAGCGGGGACGAAGACGAGGATGGCGAAGCGGTCGCCGGGGGAGCTGCCGAAGCAGCCCCACTCCCGGCGCGCTCGATGCGCAGGCTGGAGCGGCCCATGCGCAGAGCCCTGGTGGTCGGATCAACGCCGTCGAGGTACGGGTTGCGGATGATTGCGGGCTCGGGCGTTGCCGCCGTCGCGTCCGTGGTTTTGACCTTGGGGGTCTTCACGATGCACATCAGCGGCGGCCCTTTCGGACAACGTCTCGCGTCACGGCATCGCGCCAATTCTTGAGGAATAGGACAAGCTCGCGCTTGCCTGCTTGTCGCTGGATGCTCTCCATAGAGTCCCCGGCTTCGGGGACCCGCTCAGGCACGAGCCGGTCCAGCTCGTCGACTAAAGCGACGGCGCTATCTGGGAACTTCAGGGGAATCCTCGGAAAAAATAGGGGACCGCTCAAACCCGCACCAGCTGCCGGGCCGTCCTCGAAAAGCGAGGAGGTTGTCCGGTGCGTCGATGGCTTACGGCGAGCGGTCCCCTAAGGACCATAAGAGGGAGGGAGAGTTTCCTTCCTCCAAGGGTGGGTGTTATTTGAACCCTCGGCACGGAAGTTTCCTTCCTCCGAGGGTGAGCTTTAATTGGCCTTTTTCGGTTCCCACGGGATTACTCGGGAACCGTCCATATCCTGAGCTTTCAGGATACGGGCGACGTTCACTTGAACGACCGCGTCGGTTTCGGTCAGCCCCGCCTTTTCGTAAGCCGACACAATCGCCGCCCACCGGCACCCAAGGTCAACCTCGCGCCACCTCTTCTCCTCCACGCCCTTCCTCGGGCCGGACTTGAACACATGGACGAAAGGCTCCCATCCGATCCCCGCCAGTAGCTTGTCAGCTGCTGCGGGTCCCGCGCCGGGGCACCCATGGTAACCGTCAGTCTGGTCGCCGCAGATGGCCTGCCAAAGCATGAAGCGCTCGGCCTCCGCAGGCTCAATCTCACGGACGAACTGGTCCTTATTGGGATTGAAGAGGAGACCTGGGACGGTCTGCATGTCCTTGTCGGCTGACACGATGATCCGCTCGCCCTTGTGGGGCTCCGTGGACAGGATGCCCATCACGTCGTCCGCTTCCAGGCGAGGGCGGCGGTCGGTCGGGTAGGTCTCCGCCAGCCAGTCCTTCATGTCGTAGAGGTGTTCCGGGCGGACGGTCGCGGCCCGGTTGGTCTTGTAGAGCGGATAGATGTCTTTCCGCCAATTGCTGAAGTCGTCCGACAGACAGATGATGAGGTCCGTGGCGTCCAGCTGTTCAACGAGCGCGTCTAGGGTTTCTCGGGCGTCCTTCTTGGCACCCTCGAAATCGGCGGTGTGCGATACCACTCCGTCGCCCCAGTCGATCCGCTGCTCGTTCGACGCTGCTGCCCGATAGGCGATGATGTCAGCGTCGACGAGGAGCGTCCTACTTACGGCTCCACCATTCGGGTGGCCAGCCCGACCTTCTGGGAGGTGGCGTTGAACTTGCGCGCGACCGCCGCATCCAAGTCGATGCCCTCGGCCATCGCGATAAGGTCAGCGCAGATGACCACGTCGGCCAGCTCCTCGGCCAGATGCGCCACGGTGTCGCGCGACCCGGCGATGCCCAGGCGCTCGCGCTCGATTTTCTTGATGACGTTGCAGGCCTCTCCGGCCTCGCCTGCCAGTTCGTTACCACGGTACGCTAGGGAGATGCGGTTGTCCGCATCCCACTCGGCTTGCCGGGCGGCGTTGGCGGAGCGCAGGGAAGTGAAGGCTGCCATCAGTCGAAGCGCACCGTTGCGCCCTTCCCGATGTAGCCGCCGCACACGGTGCCGCTGACAGGCTGGCCGTTGACGCCGGTTGCGGTGAAGTCGCGGGCCCAGTCGTCGCGCTCGGAGCAGTTGAAGCTGGCAGTGAAGGTCCATTCCGTTTGGATGTCGGTGAAGCCGAGCGCGGCCAGCGAGTTTCGGCTGGCGACGTCGGGGTCCGTGCAGGCCGCTAGGGCGAGCAGAGTCAGCGCCGCGAGAACGGCGAGAGTGCGTTTCATCGGAGTTCCTTTGAATTATTGGCGGAGGTCAGGACGCCCGGCAATGTGCGGGGCGTAGGTGACGACCGTGGTCATCTTGACGAGACCTGAGTTGTTGCAGGCGGTGCAATCCGAGTAGATCACGTCGTACTCGCCCTTGTGGTAGCAGGTAGTTTCGTGGCGGGAGTGGTTTCCCGCGCCCTTGCATTTAGGGCACACGATGATCTCGACCTTGGTCATGGCGGGGTTACTCCCAGCTCCAGAAGTCGATCTTCAATACGGGACAGGAGGACGTCGAACAGGAATGCCCGGTCGTCTTCAGTGATGGTGATCTCAGGGCGGACGAGCCCTTCATAGCCGCGCGGGGCTCCGTAACGGGCGAAGCACGGTGTGCCGGTATCGCCCGATGCGTCCCGCAAGTCCCGGAGCCTTCGGCCCCGATCCAGTAGCTCGGCGGCTTCCTTAATGGCGTCGTGCTTCATCCGAAGATTGCCCACCATGGCCTCTTCGTCACCTTCGCGGCAGCCTCGCGGTCCCGCTTCTCGCACGCTTCGACAACTTGGATCGAAGCGCGCTTGGTGACATTGGCCTTGTCCAGCTGGCCCGTCTGAGCGTCACCGAAGACAACCCAGGAGCCCACGGTCTGATCTACCGGAAGCGCAGCGCCTTCGGTGTCATCGCGTAGCGTCGGCGGGATCAGCGCCGAGCAGTCGCTTGCAGGCCGGTTGTAAACGATAGGTGTCGCGCAGGCAGAGAGCATGAAGACCGGCGTTGTGAACACCAGCCCCAGCTTCCGCAGCCGCGCCAGGAGCGGAGAGAATAGCATCACGGTTTCCTTGAGAGATGACGTCGATCCGACCGTAGGTCTCGTGAGTGTCGACGACGATGTGGACGGTATCCTGGGCGGCCTGCTTCGACGCGTCAGCGGTCACGGCGGTCGCTTGGGCGACTGCGGTTTCTTTGCGGGCGCGTGAGGGAGACGTGAGGAACCAGTAGAGCAAGATGGCGGCTGCAAGTGCCGCAACAATGGGGATAACGCGGCGCGACACTTGGTTAACCTTCTGCAACGGTTTAGAACATGGAGAGAACGGAGGTTTGTCTAGTGGAAGCTTCGAAACGAGAACGCATCTTTCTGTATGGTGTCGTCCCAATTGCCTCGGTAATCATCGGAGCAGTTGCCACGGCGCTCGCTACGAAATACTTTGGCGACAACCCCGCCGAGGACAGTCTGCTCAAGCTGCTTGCAGATCCTCACCTGTCTCCAGCGGACAGGCTGAAGGTGCTTCAGGCGCTTAAAGAGATTGACGAGCCTTTTTGGGGGACCGTTCGGACCTTTGTCGGATTCCTTGCGGTTCCCATTGTTTGGATCGGTGTCGCCATCTCGCAGTGGATCGGGAGACAGTAGCCTAAGCTTCGGGTTCGTCCTTGCGCTTGAAGCCCAACGCCGCGCCGGTTGACGCTAGGATCGCGGCCACGCCGCCCCCGTAGTTGAGCATGTCGAATTGATGGTCGAGAACCAGGACATCCCAGGCGGAGAGGCCGAGGCCCCACATGCCGAAAAGGATGCACCCGATGCGGATGACGTCAGGTGTTTGATTGTCCCGGCTGGACGTCAGGAGCCGCAGCCAGCGCAGCATGAGCCGCAGGAAAGTTCGCATGTAGCCTCCTTCGGCTCTTTGCTTTGGTGGGGTCGTTTTCGAGGACGTAGGTCAGGATGCGAGACAGCTCCTCAGGGGTGCTATCTGACTTGATCCGGTTGGCCCGGTTCGAGATGACGCGGACGTTGCCCGGCACGTAGCCGAGCTTGGGAACGATCCGGTCGAGAGACGGGCTGGTGTCGAGCCCGTAGCTTGTCCCCCGCTCCAGCTTGATGCCCAGGATCGGGCAGTGGTCGGGGATCACGATGTCGAGGTAGGTCAGGGAGAAGGGCACCCCTTTCGCCTTCGCTCGGGAGCGAGAGCGACTGAGGATGGCCTTCTCCAGACTGTCGGACCCCGGTTCGCGTGTGACGCGAGAGGTCATGAGGTCAGTGGGCCTCGGCCCAGTTCTTTCCGATGTCGCAGGAGCCCGCGAGGGGGCACCTGAGGTTGAACGCGATGCCCGCATCGCGGATGGCATCCTTGCCCATCTGGCCGATTTCCTCGGCAAGGTGCTCAGGGACCTCCATCTGGAATTCGTCGTGGATGTTCGCGGTGAAACCCATCACGTCGTCACCACGGCGAAGTTGGCCGGTAACCAGGTCTGGGACCCAGCCAGCCGCGAGCAGGCGGTTGAAGAGGATCACGAGTGCCTTCTTCATGACGATTGCGCCGCCGCCCTGGAGCAGCGTGTTGAGGGCAGCGTGGGCCGACCGAACGCGCAGGAGGCCGCCGTCGAGTGTCTTAAGGAACCCCGAGGCCGCCAGCCGTTTGATCTTGGCTTGCAGCATGCCGAGCGCAGGGAGACCGGCTTCGACGCGAGCCCGTGCCTGTTTGCCCAAGCGGGCCACAGCGGCCTCTCGGGCTTTCCCTTGGGCGTGCTTGGCGTTGAAGGCTTCACGCTGTGCAGGCGAGAAGTCTTCGTAGATCACCATCCCGAGCTTGAGGAGCCCAGCGCCGTAGAGGTAGGCGTAGATCCAGGTCTTGGCGGAGTTGCGGGAGTTCAGCCGGATCAGCTTCTGATTCACGGTGTGAACGTCGGAGCCATCCTCCTTCTTCCCGTTGACGACCGTGTCCCCGTAGGAGCCGCCGTCGAACTTCGCCATGTAGTGGGCGAGCATGCGCAGTTCTAAGCCCTCGGCATCGACGCCGCAGAGCAGGAAGCCCATGGCAACGACAAAGAGGGAGCGGCATTCCTTGCCGTAAGGCACGACGCCCTTAGCGTTCACCAAGGACGGCACTTGGGCCATGTTGGGGTCCGAGTGCGTCATGCGTCGGGTGATTGCCCCGAGCGTGTTGACGTAGCCGTGGATGCGACCGTCGGCGGCCACCTTCTTCATCCAGGCGTTATCGCCCTCGGCCAACTGCCCGAGACGCTTGTCCACCGTCAGGTAGTCGACGAGCAGGCGGGCTGCCGGAATGTGATCGAGGGAACCTAGGGTCGTTTCGTCGACCTTCGGGGCTCCGCTGTCGGTGAACTCGACAGGTATCCAGCCGTATTGCTCGATGAGACGTTCGGCAATCTGAGGGCGACTGCCGGGATTGAAGGAGACCAGCTTGAGCTTTTCGTAGGTCTCGCCCTTCAGGAACTCGACCGTGAACTCGTTGCCGTCCTCATCCCAGCGGCGGACCTTCGTGCGCCGACCAGCGGTGACGACCACCGGCTGGCCCTTGTAGCGCACCGGGCGCACCCAGGGTTTGAAGGCGACCCGCAATTCGTCTTCCAGCTCCGCCTTGCGGGCACGGAGGGTCCATTCCAGCTTCTCGGCATTGATGCGGTCGAAGAGGAAGCCAAAGCGCTGCTGAAGCGCGATGACGTACTGGACATCGTGCTCCAGCTGGGCGTCTTCGCGGCGCTTGAACGGGTCGTAGTCGGTGAGCTTTTCGCGAATCTTCTTCCAGAGCGCGTAGGTCGTCACCGGGTCTTGGGCGGCGTACTCCTCCATCTCTTGGGTGAAGAGGTCCCACTCGCCTTCATAGTCGGCTTTGAGGACGCCCAGGCGGATGCCCCAAGCCTTCAGCTTGTGAGACCCGAGCAGCTTTTGCTTCCCGAAGTCAAAAGGCAGCTTGCCCTTCTTCATCCAGCTGCTGTCGATTTGCTTGATGTGCGGCCAGAGCAGGCGGGCCCAGACCATCGTGTCTTCGACGATGCAGTCGGGCCGGAGCTTGAACCAAGGGTACACCTTGGTGATAGCCGGGTTGTCGAAAGAGATGACGTTGTGGCCGCAGATGTGCCGGGCCTTCATCAGCAGGATGAAACCTTCCGCGAGGCTGCCGTGACGCGGGGCCGGGCTGCCGTCAGCGAAGTAGCCATCGTTGAACCGCAGGCGGGTGCCGGTCGCGGTCTCAAGGATGTGGAGGGTATGGACGCGGTCCAGCTCGTCGAGCAGCCCGTTCGTCTCGATATCGTAAATGAGCAAGTAGGGCTCCCCAACGAAAAAGGGGCCCCCGAAGGGACCCCTTGAGTGGTGGTGGTGTTGGCTCGCGGTTAGGCGAGCAGGGCCTTCACGCGTTCGCGGATGCGACCAGCGCGCTCTGCGGCGACGAGGGCGGCATCTTCGCGGTCGTAGCTGGCTTCCTGCACCTGGACTTCGGCGTCAGCGATGGCGCGCTGCTGGCGCTCGGCTCGCTCCAGCTTGGCGATGATCGTGTCCAGGCCGCCGACCGTGCGGTCGATGGATACTGGGAGGTGCTCGGTCAGGCGGTCGCGCAGGGCGATAAGGGAAGCCGTGATGGCGATGAGGGTAGTGAGGGCGAGGGCGCGGAAACGTGCGATCATTGGTTCATTCTCCGAAGGTGGGGGTTATTGTCCGAGGGACTTCGTTCGAGCTTCGATCAGCTCTTGAGCGACCCCCTTGTGCGGGCGGTCGTCGATCAGCTTTCCGTTGGCCGCCGCGTCGAGGACGATGGCGAGGCAGCAGATGCCGTGGGCAAGGTCCGAGAGGCCGCTCTCGTGATCTTGGTTCGCGCCATCAATCCAGCTGAAGATGTGGCGCAGAGCGGCGTTGGCGTATGTCATCGCCTCCACCGGGTCCTTGCGCCAATTGAAGGGGCCGTACTTGTCGGCTCCGAGCTGGAAGACTTCACAGACCGGCACCAGGGCACCGGCAGGGAAGAGGGCGAGGGACGGCTTGGCGCGACCGTAGATAGCCTTGGGGTTCTCGGGGAGTTCCCCCGGCGACGGCCCGCCATCGCGGACGACGGCGAAGTGGTCTACGCGGATGTCAAAGCTCATTGTCAGTTTCGTCCTTGAACGGCTTGCCGTCACCCTCCGGCATCGGGACTTCGACCATGTGGCCGCTGTCCTTGTCGTAGGTGAGAGCGATGAACGGGCCGACGGCATCGCCGGTGGGACGATCCTTCAGGCCTCGGATGATGGTGGGGCAGTCGGGGTCCTGCTTGTTGCGCTCCAGGCCCATCAGGAAGTGGGACCAGAACGCGACGGCGCGGGAGCCTCGGAAGTGCTTTTCTTGGACACGACCGCCGTCTTCGTGGGACTTGCCCTCGGGGGTCGCCAAGTGGAACACGAGGTGGATCGTGATGTCCAACTCCTCGGCCAGCTCGGCCAACTCGGACATGATCCCGTCCAGTTCCTGCCGCTCGTTCTCGGCTCCTGCCGTCAGTGCGGTCATGGGGTCGATCACGAAGTCCTCGACGCCCTCAGAAGCGTGAAGGAACCGGATGGTTGTCTTGACGGTATCCCAGTTCCGCGCACCCTTCAGCGCCACGGACTTCAGCAGGGGCCGCAGCTCCCGCATGATCCGCTTGGCCTCTTCCTTGTCGTATTCAACGCCGGGAACGTGGATGCGCTGACGCATCACGAGGCCCGCAAGGTTCTTGAGGGTGCGCTTGAGAGGCTCCTCGTAGAGGATGGTGCCCACAGGGCGCGGGGCGGGCATCGGGAGGAAGTCGTGGTGCTCGCCCATATCAGGACGCATAGCCGTAGCCATCAGCATCCTCATGAGGGTGGTCTTGCCGGAGCCCGTGCCAGCGCCCCAGGTGTAGAGGCAGCCACGAAGGATGCCGTAGGTTGCCTTGGTCATGGTCACCCACGGCCACGGCAGTCCCCAACCTTGCTCCTCACAGGCGTCGTCGATCAGGTCGTCGTCGATGTCGTTGAGGACATCCGGGGACCACTTGCGGGCACCCCACACGGCGTCGACCAACTCCTTGGAGCGTCCGGCCTTCACCATGTCGTTGGCGTCCTTCAGCGGCAGCTTGCCAACGAAGACCTTGCCAGGACTGAATAGGGGAGCGCAGTCCTCGACGGCTTCGCGGCCCGGCTCGTCCTCGTCGAACAGAAGGACGACCTTGTCGAAGCTCTCCAGGAACCCGAGGGCCTTGCTGATGGACTTCTTCGCTCCGCCTGCGCCGTTCGGTAGGGAGACGGCGGGCCACGAAAGGCCCATGGCCTGGGTGACCGACAGGGCGTCGACTTCACCCTCGGTGACCACGATCATCTTGCCGCCGTCCCGGCAGAGTTGCTGCCCGAAAAGCGGAAGGGCTTTCTTGAGGTCCCCTAGGATCGTGAAGTCCTTGCCCGGAAGGCGAACCTTCTGGGCCACGACGTTGCCCGCTTCGTCGTAGTAGGGGGCGATGTGGCACTTCTTGTCGTTGAAGGTGCCGACTTGGTAACTGTATTTCTCGCAGACGCGGTCGTCGAGCTTGCGGCTCGGGATCGCTTCCACTGCTCCTCGGATGAGGCCAGCCATGCGCTTTCCTTTGGCGGGAGGAGGGGGTGCCTCCTCTTCGCCATCGGCGCGGCCATAGTGCTCGCACTTGTGGCAGTAGGTGTGCCCGTCGTCATAGACGCCGTTCGCATCGCTACTGCCACAGGCGTCACAGCTGGTCTTGTAGAGGAGGCTGCTTTCAGTCAGCCCCGGCGAGACACGCGCCACGTTGGCTCGCGCTTCAGAGGGACCTTGGCTCGGCTCACGTCGAAGCCCGCGTCAGCGAAGGCCTTGAACATGGCGTCGGTCATTGCGGTGGTGCGGCGGATCAGCTCGCGGGGCTGCGAGGGTGCGGTGGGCTTGCGCTGTGCCTTAGGCATTCAGGTCTCCTGCGGGGATGAAGGTGTTCTGACGGGGAGGGAGAGGGGCCTTGAGGTCGCTGGCGTATGCCTTCGCCTCAGCGCGGGCCTCTTCGATCCCAAACGCCAACCGCGCATGACCGCGCTTCAGCTTCAGCGTGCCGAGCACATTGCGCTTCAGAAACAGCGGCGTGACGTTGTAAAAGCCGAACTCATCGTAGGTGATATCGAACCCGACCAGCTGCATCAGGCAGCCTTCCGAACGAGCTGATATTCGCCGTAGGGGTGGCCCGAAGCGTCCCGCTTCATGACCGTCTTGATGCGGTGCCCGTCCGGGATGAGGTCACTGTCCTCGTTGCGGAGGCGCAGGATCGCATCGGAGAGGCGGAAGTAGCCGTATTCCAGGGTCGCGGTGCCCTGGCTGATATGGCCGTGCTTCTTCAGGTGGCGGGATACTAGGACCGCCTTGTTTTCATCGCGGGACATCTTCGGTTCTCCGTTACTGGGGTTTGTTCTCCGCCCACCAAGGCTTCACGTCGAAGCTCGGGCACGCCTTGCGCACGCCCGGCACGTCGCGGTGTCCAAGGACGACCGCGTTGGGGTGCTTCGCGTGCAGTTCGGTGACGAGCTTCTTCAGGGAGGCCCATTGGGCGGAGGTGTAGTTGTTCTCGCCAAGGCCCTTCTTCTGCTCCGGGGAGCCGATGGGCGGCGATCCGCCGACGAGGCAGACGGCGATGGACTGCGAGTTGATCTTGGGTTCGTGTGCGCCGGGCATGTCGTCCGGGCGGCCCTTCTCAACAGTGCCGTCACGCTTGATGACGTAGTGATAACCGATGTCGCGCCAGCCGAGCTTACGATGCCACTGGCGGATGTCGGACGCTCCGATGTTCACCGAGGTTCCCGGGGTTGCCGAGCAATGGACCGCGATGAACCCGATGCGGGTCATTTTTTTGTAGTTCACAGTTCCTTTGAGATTGCGACGTGGATGCCGGGGGCTCCCTCGGTCCACGTTTTGGACACCCAGAGGCCGACCACTTGGCTGTCGTCAGACCAGAAGCGGCCATCCTTGGTGATGGCGTCGAGTACGCCCTTGGCGTAGTTGTCGACGTCGGGCTTGGGAGCCGCGAGCTTCGTGGTTTTAGGCTTGGCGACCTCGCAGACGATGCTCACGGTGCAAGGGCCGTCTATGGGGAATGCAGGGACGCCCTTGAGCGCCGCCGCCGCTTCCTTCTGCCACTCTTGGTATTCCTTGGGAGAGTAGAAGGAAGCGATGGGTCTCCGGCCCGCTGCTGCAATGACCCGCGCTCTCGGACGAGGGGTGGGCATGGGTTCAACAGCGAGCCGGAAGGTGACTTGGGTCAGACGAAGGAGCCGATCAGGGCACCAACGAGGGCAAAGCCAATGGCCTTGAAAAGTCCCGTGCCGCGAAGGGCTGGTGCAGGATAGCCCGAAGCGACGCGCTCGACGGTCCCAAGCATGAACAAGCTAAACCAGACGGTAAAGCCTGTCAGTGCCCCTACTATCACAGTTCGTCGTCTTCATCGCCCGAGCCGCTCTCATTCGAGAAGCCGCCCGAGGTGTTGTCGTCGTCGCCAATGTCGTCGCCATCTTCCGCGCCGAAGCCATAGCCCGCCGCGTCACGCTGGCCGAACTGGACCAAGGTGATGAGCTGGATGGCTTCCATACGGAACGTCACGCCGACCTTGCCGTCGTTCGCGGCGTAGTAGGGGCTCAGTTCGATGGACATCTTCACGTCCGAACCGCCGCCAATCTTCGGCGGGCTGGCGAGCTGCTTGCCCTTTGCGTTGAAGATGTTCGGCTTGCGCTCCCAGCGCTGGCCGGTCTTCGGGCCGGTCTTGTAGACACCCGATGCCTTCATCTTGCACTTGAGCATGCAGGTGCCGGTCTCGTCGCCTTCGTCGTCGATCTCGGGAGCCAGGGGCTCGACGAGAGTGATGAGCTTCAGCTTCTCCGCCAGCGCCTTCTTGCCAGCGGCCTTCAGCTCGCTGACCTTGGCCTCGTACTCGTCCTCGTCGAAGAAGACCTTCGAGTCGCCCTCGAACTGTTCCTTGATCTCCGCGAACTTGGCCTGGGCGAGTTCCATCGCCTTCGCCTTGATCTTCTGGACGACCGGATCGTCGAGCTGAAGCTCCTGCTTGCACTCGTAGACACCGGCAGCGTCGTGCTTGGTGTCCGGCTCGTTCAGGCGGGGCCAGATGGCCGGAGCACGGGGAGTGGTGAACTTGGGGCCTGCGATATACTTCGATTTCGCCATAAGCGGTTCTGTCTTTCTAGTGGAAGTTTCCGTCAGGCGTCGTCGAGGGTCTTGCTGACCATCGCGTTCACGTCATTGACGAAGTGGTTGGTGTCGAAGCCGCTGGCTGCGGCGTTGGTGATGTCGACGAGGTCGACGGCCCCGGTTTCCGCCGCGCGTTCAGCTGCGGCCTCGACCATGTTCTCGTAAAGGAGTTCGTCCATCAGCGAGCGAAGTCCTCGCGAGTCGCGTTGCGTACCGTGACGCCGCGATTGCGATAGGTCGGGGTGAGGGGCACCATGCGGGCGTCGACGAGCGTGCCATCTTCGAAGACCTGCTTCAGGATGCCGATGCGGACCTTGCCGAACTTGACGTTCTGGCGGGCGGCTTCCTCGGTCTTGTGGGCCGTCGTGCCGAGGGTGCCGTCAGCGTAGACGTTGCGGAACTTCTCGGTCTTCGTGACCTTCACGATCACGTCGTCACCCGAGGTGACACCGACGGCTGCCGACTTGCGGCCATCTGCGAAGCGCAGCTCGGTTGCCTGGGTGCGGCTGAAGGCCGAGCCATAGCCGACCTGGACGACCAGACGGCCATCTTCCAGCTTCCCGACGAACGTGACGGGCTTGCCGTCAGAGGTCTGAAGGGGCTTGGAAGTGTCGAGGGTGGCCTCGAGGACGTTTTGGAGGTTCGGGAGCGTGCTGTGAACGTGGATCCCGTCGGCGCGGAAGTGGCGATGCTGGCCGACTTCGCGGCCGGTCGTGTTCGGCTTGATGATAACCTCGTAGCCGTCCATGCTCATGTGAGAGCGGCGGGCGAAGGCGACGGGAGTGCCGTCAGCAAGCTGCAACGGCTTGGTAACGTCGATCTTGGCCAGCTTGGTGGTGGTGAGGGTCAACGAAGTTCTCCTTGGGCGTAGGCCTCGATGGCCTCAGGGATCGGGTTGCGGACGGCAGCAGCGTCCGAGAGCTGACGGCGGGAGCGCTCGACCAGTTCGTGGGGATTGAGCCCGGCCCCTTGGGCCAGGATGGTGAAGGTCAGGGACAGCGCCTCGATCTGGACGTCAGCCGGGTGGGCTTGGAGGGAGTCCAGAAGGGAAAAGGCGGGGGCCTTGAGGGGACTGAGGGAAGACCTGAAAGCCACCCGGTCCCGGATGGTATGGGCCTGCATCAGACGAGGGAAGCCGATACGGGCTTGCCGTCCTCGTAGGCGATGCGGATCGTGGCGCGGTACTTGTCCGACCCGATGTTCCGAGCCGTGCTCGCGCTTGCTCGCTTGGCGAAGCTCCAGTCGGCACCTTCGCTTGGCGGATAAATCGAGAAGAACTCTTCGGTCTTCACAGGCTCCGGTGGGATATTGACGAGGTCCCATTCGGTATCGCCTTGGGCCTTGTGGAAGGAGCCATCGGCGTCGAAATAATCAGGCGCAGGCTTGCCCTCGATCTGTGCGAGGATCGTCTGCTCTCCGACACGGCAACCGATGCCGGGGATGTGCGCGAGCACGCCAGTGGCGAGGATGGTCACGGCGCGGCCGTCCCGCGTCCGCACCGGCTTGGTGGGATCGAAAGTCATGTAATGCTCCAGTGAAAACGAGGGGTGGCCAATAGGAACTAAGAATGTTCCCACCACCGAAGGTGGGGGTTAATTCGATGTCCTGGCCAAGAACGATGAAAGGCCCCAGCATTTCTGCGAGGGACCTGAGGTTTCATCTGCCGAAGGTGGGGGTTAATTACAGCGGTATTCAGCGGTTGCCGACGAGGTCGAGGAATTGCTCGATGCGGACGCGGGCGTGGTCCGGGTCCATGCGGTCGTAAAGCCCGTCCAGGCTCGGCGGGGTCTTGTCTCCCGCGAGACGATAGGCGTTGGTCGGCTGATCGAGCGGCACCTCGTCTGCGAGCTGTTCCAGCATGATGACCGTGCCCTCGCAGCGGATGTCGAGGGTGTGGATTTCCTCGGCACGGCAATGCCAGTGCATTCCGCGACGGCGATGCAGGCCGTTGGCTTCGGACCAGAGACGACGCTCGCCCACCCACGAGAACCCATCGCCGCCATTCAGGGGCGTGAGGTACTTGAAGTGGTCGAAGAGGCGCGTCTGGCGCTCCCACTCGACCTTGACGTCCGCCGCAGGTTCGCCCTGGAGCCCCCAGAACCGCTTGTTCACCACGGCGCCCGCGAGGACAGTCGTGACGAAGGCGTATCGGTGGTCATGAGGGATCACCAGTTCCGGCAGGTCTGCAAGGTCCCCGTCGAAGAAGTAGACCTTCCGCGTCAGCTCCGGGGTCCGTGTGAGGCAGAGGTAGTCGAACCCCTTCGTGTGGAAGTTGCGGAAGGAGTTGGCGCAGATGGTATCGATGTTGTCCATCAGCGTGTTCCTCCCCAGCCTTCGGGGCCCGAGGCGGCATCTCCAACTTGCACCGGAGTGCCGTGGGTTTCTGCAAGCTGGCGGGCAAGGCGCTGGCGCGCCTCCCGGTCCAAAGTGATCTTCTTCATGGTCTTATGGTCCTTGCGAATGTGGTGCGGTTTCGCCCGCCGATGGTGGGGGATAATTCGTTAGAACATCACGCTAGTGGAACTATTATGCGAAAGTGTACGAGGCTTTGCGGATGAGATTGAGGTCCAGGTCGCCAGACTTCGGCGGCTCGGGCAGCTTCGCGGCCAACTCCTCGCCCAACTGCTCCTTCAGTTCCTCGTAGAACTCCCCGAGGACGTCGCCCTCGTACTGCTCGACGAAGGTATCCCGCAGGATCGACGAGAGACGCGCGGTGTTCGCCGCGTGTGTCCCGAAGCTGTCGTGGATCATGGCTAGGTGCTTGATCCCTTCATGCTTGCAGCGCAGCGCTACGGCTTGGAGGTGCGCCGCATCCAACGAGTGGACGAAGTTCGGAGCCACGCCGTTCGCCTGAGCGCGTCCGTCGAGGTCCTCAGTGTCCTTCTGCACCATCATGCGAACCCGCTGGCCGTGCCAGTGGACCTCTACACGCTCGCCTTTCTGCGCCTTGTACTCCTGAAGGATCGGAAGACCCATCGGGGTGGTCCACCAGAGCGGCAGGCCGCCCTCGGCTGCCACCTTAGCTGCCTCGCGGAGCCACTCCATTGCCTTTGCGGCAGCCGGAACAGTCTCGCTAATGGAACTAAATATGACATGAGAAAGCCACATGGCGCAGTGATAGTTGTCCGCACCGCCGAGGTAGGGGCCCTGACCCTTCGCGGCCAGCTCCCGGTCCATTTCCTTGAGGGTCTGGACGATCATACCGCCCATGCCGAAGCGCGTGGCTGAATAGCAGAAGGTCATGGTAGGGCGCTTCGCGATCCCACGCTTGACCATGCCGCCCATCCAGGGGTTCGGAATGGTGACATCTTCCTCGACACCATCGGCTTTCTTCACCTTGTAGGTGATGAACGGCGTGGCATCCGCGATGGCCTGAGCTTTACCCGCAGCGCGCATGTATATGTCCTGCGGGGTCTCCGAGGGCAGGAGGTTAACCGCCTCGCCGCCTTCGGCATCCCGGAGCATAGCCGAGAAGTGCTGAATGCCGGAGCAGGACCCGTCGAGGGCGATGGGCACCCGCGACACGTAGGCCGTCGGGTCTTCCATGCGCACGGCGTCGGCCAGCTCGAACAGAGCCGCGAGAGCAGAGTAAGGGCTGTCGGCAGTCGTCCAGAACCGCTGACCCCCCAAGGGGTCTTCGGCACTGTCCAGCAGGGCAGGGAGGTTGTCCGTCACCCACTGCTCGCGTTCCCGGAACGACACCTTGTCGACACCGAAGAGGTTCGCGACGTGGATGCAGAGCCAGCGGAAGCCCTCAAGGCCCAGAGGGAGGCCTTCGGAGAACTGAAGGAGCGCCTTCTGCCAATCGCAGCCTTGCGGCGAGGGGCCGAACACCGGGATCGGATAGACCCGGCCACGGAAGTCCAGCTCGTGCGGGTAATAGATGGCCGACTCGTCAGCGAATCGGCGGGCGACCCACAGACCGGAGTGCATGGACATGCGCGCAGAGGTGCGCTCCGCGTTGGCCGTGTAGACCTCTGCGGCATCCCGCTTCCACTTGAGCTTGGCTTCCTCGTTGGTGTCGATGTCCTCCGGCTTGGCCGGAATAGGGTCGTCTTCACGTTGCGGAAGGCCGCCGAGGGACGTGCCGTCGGCCCACACCTGCTCCATCACCTCCAGTACGCGGGTGTTGATGACCCACGGGCTGTCTTGGATGTGGTTCACGCTGTCATAGACCTTGGAGAGGTCCATGTTCCGCACTTCAACGTGATAGGCGTGGTTCCGCTGCTTGATGAAGCGGTTCCCGTGGCGGGGCGTGAGGTATCCCCCGTAAGTGGGCGAGCGCCAGCGGCGCGGACGCACTACCATCGGCATGTTGATGGGGTCGAGGAGCGCGCAGCGGGCGTGCTGCTTATCGAACCAGTCCTGGAGCGTCTCGGTCGGGCGAAGGCTGTAGGCGAAGCCGTTGGCGCGGCGCACCTTCTCCAGCGAGAAGAAGCCTGTGGCGTCGATGACCAGCTCCATGCACTTGGTGCCGATGGAGACCTTCTCCTCGCTCGACACCTCAATGGCGCAGCCCTCGGAGTGAAACAGCTTCTTCACGGCGGCCTTGCGCTGGCGGCTGTAGCCACGCGCCTCTTGGGCCTTCATGAAACCCTTGTAGCCCTTCCGGTTCATTTCGCGGAACGACTTGAACTCCAAGTTCTCGATAAGCGCCTCGGTCACGCGAGTCGCGGCAGTCTGGAGGAGCGTCTGCGCCATGCAGAGATTCACCATCACGCGAGTCGTGAGATAAGCCACCTCGGTCGAGTCGAGGAGCAGAAGGAAATCCACCGCCCGGTGATGACGCCCGGCCTTGCGCTCGCACACTTCCGCGAGGAACGCTTCAATGGTCTCTGCGACGGGCTTGGTGGCGAGCTTCAGGAGTTGATGGCCGGGAGGCAGATTGGCCTCCTCGTCGATAGAGCCTGCTTCCACCTTCCAAGGGAGAGCCCGTGCTTGGTAACGGCTTGCGCCGAGGGCACGCTGCTCGTCCTCAAGGTCGATCTGGCGGCGAAGCTGGGCGCGAAAATCGGTCGTCAT